CACAGGAATTCAAATTGAAGCTTATTTTGGAGGTGCTGCTTACACAGAAGCAACATACAACAATTCAACAAATTATGCCTATATCGTTAAGCAACGGGGAGCAAAAGCTTTTGTTGTAGCTAATCAAGCAGCAGCAACAGCAGTGTGCAAATTACAATCGGCAATACCAGCTGCTAATGGAGAAATGCGTATCCTTGGTTATTTAGACGGTAATGGACAAACTGAAAGAGCGATTGCAAAAATTACCAAACGTGTAGCTACTGATTTTAACGGTGTTCGTTACAAGTGGTTTCTCGTTAATGATTCTACTAGCGATTATATCCATTTAACAGCAATGTAATACAAGGTAATCTAATGGGACAATTTCTCAGAGTTAATGGTGACTATAGCGTTAAAACAGCAGACGGTGCCAAGATCGTTCTTGATACCGGTCCTGCTGCGAGTGGCGGTTCAGTACGAGTCACTGGAGATCTTGTAGTTGAGGGACAAACTTTAAACGTAGCTGCTGCTAATCTTAATATTACAGACAATATTATAAAAATCAATGATGGAGAAACTGGAGCTGGAATCACACTAGTTTATTCTGGTCTGGAAGTTGAGAGAGGATCGTTATCAAATGCCAGTCTATTATATGACGAAACAGCTGATACTTGGTTGGTAGCAAACAATTCTGCTCCAGGACCATTTAACTACGATGAAAGCAATCTGCGACTGCGTAGAATCTATACTAATCCTACTACAGACGACGGTGATCTTACACTGATAGGCACAGGTTCAGGAGTAGTCAAGGTATTTGGTACCACTGCTTATGAATTGCAGGTTACTCACGACGATGACTTACCAAACAAAAAATATGTAGATGACTCAATTCTTAATAATCCAACATTTCAAATTGTAGCACCTCAAGGCCAAGATACTCGTGTTATTATCGCAGATAAAGAGATCACTCCCGACATATCTGCTACAGCAGGATCTTTAGCATATTTTACTGCTCAAACTGGATTTCCTAATATCGGTGAAAGCAGTGTGTCTGTGATAGTTGACAATGCTCTGATAGGACAATTTTTCAACAATCGATTAGAAATCTCCGATCTTGAAATAGGAGGCGGAATAGATTATAACGAAATTACCACAAAGAATGGCATAACAAACCTTAACATTTTTGTAAGAACACAGGGCACAGGTAAATTACAGACTAATTATGCAATACAGTTAGAAAAAATTGGAGTAACTCCGGCCTATGTTTCAAACAATATTCTCGTTTACGGCGATACTCCCGGTGTGGGTACATCAGGTGTATGGTTTGTTAACGACTCAGCAGAAGCGGCAAAACAAAACGGAGAATTAATAAGCAAAAACAAAGCACTTGTTTTTAGTATGATATTTTAAGAGACAACTATGATTAAAAGTACATTGGTTACAGCAACATCAATATCAGTACCTGGTCTTGTGTATACAAGCTCCACAACCGGAGCCCCAATCGGCGTCGGTGTTAGCGGACAAGTAAGTGCAATTACTACAATTGCATTATGTAACATAGGAGCACCGAGTGCTGCCGACGAAACAACAAATGCGGTTAATGTAAACATCTATCTTGCCAAAGCTGGTATTGGATATAAAAATTATCCAGCGGACGGAACTACTAATTTAATTGTAAGCAATTTAACTGTGCCAGCTGGGGAAACTGTATTTTTTAACGACGAAAGAATTATCTTAGATAGTGGAGACGAAATTTATGTGGGAACAAATGCCGCTAATTTATTAGCTGTTACCGTGAGTTCATTACCAGTATGAAATTCTTAAAATCAAAAAATATTTCTAAATGGAGCACTACTGATCGTACCATGATTGTTTACCCAGCCGGAAACGGTCCAGGCAATCGAGTAGTGTTTAATGCCAAAGGCGGAATGATGCTGCCAAAAGGAACTACAGCACAACGTCCACAATTAAGCAGTGTTCGTCAACCCACAGATGCCAACGGAACCATTCGTTATAATACATCACTATCATCTATTGAAGCATATGTAGGTGGTAATTGGGTAATAGTAGCTAGTCCTGTGGCCTCCGCAATTGTTAAACAAACCCTAGGACCAGGTAATGGAACAGAAACAGTATTTGGGCCGTTGAATTCTACAGCAGCATTTTTAACAGCATATTCAGCCAGCGATGATAATATTATTGTATTAATTGAAAACGTATTTCAAATAGGCGGTGGAGCAACACACACCGGCGGAAATTTTAATGTGTTACAAAGTGTTAGTGGAAGTTTAACAGGACCAAATGCACCATATGCAGACGGTTGGTATATCAAATTTGCATCAGCTGTACCAGCATCAGGAGGAGGCGGTAATCCAGTTTACGTAACTGTTTACTACGGATACGCTAATTAATCATGAGTCAATTGGGGCGCATAGGTGGACAGGTACTCACAGACAACCTGTTACGTGCGGGTGTTGATCTTGCGTTCGAAACTGATCTACTTTATCTAGACGTTACCAATAACAGAATTGGTATCAAAGATGCTACCCCCATCTATGATCTAGATGTAAATTCCAACATACGCACCAACAACCTCACAGTGACCACCCAGGCTGCGTTGGGTAATCTGCGTATAAATGCTCCTAATACTGTTACTACTAGTGTAGGTGGTATAGATGTTTACATCAATGGTGGTGGAGACATATTCCATGACAGAGTTACCACAAACAATCTAGTCTTTGATGGTAATCAAATATCCAGCATATCTAACTCAAATATTGTTCTAGATCCCAACGGTAGCGGCACCGTAGAACTACTAGCCAACACAGACATTGTTGGCGATCTAGCAGTTTCAGGCAATATCACTTTGCCAGGTAATCTGACCAGTCTAGGCACAATAATAATTGGTGACAGTCCTATAGATACAGTAACAATATCCCCAGATTTTACTCAAAGCATTATTCCAGGAGATGATGTTACCTATGCCTTGGGCGCAGATGCGGGTGATTCTAGTCCACGCCGTTGGACAGAAATACATGCTCCACAGTGGCAGGGAATTTCTACAGGAGCATGGCCCGGAAGTGGTCTTGTGTCTCCTTTCATCACAGTCAGCAGTCAAATGACCCTAGATGGAATCACTAATAAAATATCTGCTATACAATCAAATGAAGATGTGTTTCTAAATCCCTTTACCGGCATCACAGATATTGAAAACACCAAGTGGCAGATTAATACCATTACAAATCTTGGAAACACCGCACTTACTTTAGCAAGCACTGGAACTGGTTATTATCTATTTGCAGGTACTAATGGCATGGTAGTTCCAAACGGCTCTGATGCTGAACGTCGAGTGGCACCTGAAGTAGGTGAAACTCGTTGGAATACTGATCAGGACTATCTCGAATGTTACGATGGCTCAGTGTGGGCAGTAAGCACTGGTGGCGGAATTTCTGTTACTGTTGAACTGGCCGAAGATCTTGGCCATGCATACACCCTAATGCTGGGGTAATTTCCAAAATGGATAAATACTTTTAATTGCAGTAGTTGACCAAATTACTGCAGGATCCGACTGTGGTAAACCCGCAAAGAGCTGAATAGGCTGCAAATGAGGTTAACGGTGAAACACCGGGTTATTTTGGAGAGCTAATGGCTATTGGTCGTATTTCCGGTCAGCTCTTGAAATCTAACTTGCTCCGTGCGGGCGAGAATTTAGCTTTCGAGACAGACTTACTCTATTTGGATGTTGTTAACTCTCGAATCGGGATAAAGACAGCAGCCCCTAGCACAGACCTAGATGTCAACGGTCACACACGTTCAACCAACCTCACAGTAGATACACAACTAAATGTAGGCGACCTGCACTTTACTGGTAATACCATAACCAGTGATTCCAACACCATAAACTTTGCAGCAGCCGCAGGCGAGGCCACAGTATATCATTCAAGACTGCAGATAGATGATCTGCAACTGCAGGGAAATATCATATCGACCACTGTGAGCAACAGTAAGATAGAACTAGCTCCCAACGGCTCAGGCACAGTTAACATCATAGCCAACACCAACATCACAGGTAATCTAGCTGTCACAGGTAACATCAACGCCACAGGAAATGTGGTTATTGGCGGTAACATACAGATTGGTGATGCACTAACTGATCAGATAGTAATTAATGCCAGTATAAAAAGTGATCTAGTACCAGAAACTGATAACACCTATGACCTAGGTTCTGCTACATATCGTTGGAGGGCTATCTACTCCTCTAATCTGTATACAGATATTATTTCTGTACCTGCATTGGATGTAGGTAATTTGATGTTTCGTGATAATGAAATAACCACAACCACAGGTCAAGATCTTTATATTGATGGCAACGGCATTGGCGGAGTAAGGCTTGGAAATTTTAGAATTATAGATAATACCATCACTAATTTAATTTCTAACGCTATTTCACAAATCGCACAGAGCGGAACAGGTTATTTAAAAATTCAAGGCACTAATGGATTTGTGCCCCCAGTAGGTGATAACGCATCTAGACCAACGGCATATGCTGTGTTGGGGATGACACGGTTTAACATAGACTCCGCAGCATTAGAAGTTTGGGACGGAATTGCTTGGGCATCACCTGCAGGAGCCGGCGGAGCAGTAAGTATTGCACAAGCCAACGACATTGCAGCACAACTGGCTCTTACACTAGGATAAACATATGCCAACCTTATTTAGACATGCAGTAAACACAGGAATAGGAACTACTCCCGAAGATATTTTACAGATTCCCTTAGGCGTTAGAGCCACAGTCATTGGCATGAATGTGGCCAACATCACAGACTACGATACCGCGGTAGTAGATATATTTGTTATAGATGAAAATTCCACTCAGGCTTTTTATGTTCGAGGATTAACTATAGCACCAAATTCGTCTGCAAAAGTTATTACACAGGGTGAAAAACTCATATTACCAGAAACTGCTGGATTACGAATAGTCAGCGATACTGCGGACAGTATTGACGTTACAGTTAGTTATGTTGAGATATCATAAGGAATAATTATGCCAAGCACATATTATCTAGGAACAAGTCCGGACGAAGCACTAGGCGATAGTCCTCGATATTGGTATGCTCTGCGCAGAAATTCCGACGGGGAATTGTTTCTGCTACGCAGCGATCAACTCAAAGACAAAGATTCGATCGAATTAAATCTGCCAGGAGCGCCTGAAGAAAATTTCGAAGACTTCGAACCAGGCGTAGATTTTCTTGATGGAATTGAAGCAGATCATGAAATAGCATTCGAGAACCTTGTATGGGTTCAGCAAAGATGGGACAATAGAAACATGCTTTACTACATCGATAGTGAAGGTAGACTAACCCAACGTATCAATCAAGGTTATATCTATCCCACCGGACATTCAAGTTAAAACGGAATAAATTATGGCAGAATTTAAGATCAGTAGAATTAGATATACATGGCGCAATACGTGGGGCAACGGTACGGCATACAATCGTGATGATGTAATTAGATATGGCGGCAGCACATGGATTTGCCAAAGACAACACACCGCTTCGACATTTGCTGCCGATCAGGCATTCTTGGTAGGAGTAGATCCAAGACCAGCTTGGCTCAAGATGACAGACGGTTATGCCTGGAGAGGCATCTGGACAGCGTCTACACTATATAATCCTGGAGACCTTTCACTATACGGCGGAATTATCTATCTATGTGCGACTAGCCATACATCTGTAGGAATATTTGATGATAACCTAGCAAACTGGGCTGTTTATCTATCTGCAGCTAACTGGAGAACTGATTGGCAACCTGCTACTCTCTATGGTCCAGGCGACGTGGTCAAGTATAATGGTAGAGTGTATCGTTGTAAGTATGAACACATCAGCGAAAGCATCCTAATCGGATTAGAAGCAGACGACAGTTCAACAGGCAATTGGCAAATAGTTCATGAAGGTATAGAATATGTCGGAACCTGGGTAAACGGAACCAGATATAGAGAAAATGATCTTGTCAAATACGGAGGTAGTATACTTCGTTGTACTGTAGGGCATGTTGCAGCAGCAGCTATAACAAATGCAAATTTTGTAACAGAATTTCCAGGATTTAATTTCTACCAAGAATGGACAAATTCTGTGTACTACGCTATCGGCGACATTGTTCGTCATGGTGGGTATCTTTACAAAGCTAATACAAATAACTATCAGGCCAATCCTGCAGCAGATAATGTCACACAATGGAATTTGTTAAGCAAAGCCGTAAATTTTCTTGGAACTTGGAACGCTAACATAGATTATAAAACTGGTGATCTAGTTCGCAGAGGCGGAAATCTTTATGTGGCCACTGCCAACACCACCAATGATGGCAGTAGTCTTGATTATCTCGATGCAGGAAACTGGGAACTAGTGACCTCTGGTCAAAATGTCAGAGGAGAATGGATTCCGCAACAGTCCTATGGAGTCAATGATATAGTGGTGTATCTCGGCAGCACATATGCTTGTAATCAAGAACACATTGCTTTGAGTGAAAATTTTCCAGGTGATAATGGCAGTGGATTTTTCTATTGGGATTTGTTGTTACAAGCAGGATCAGAGATAGGCCTTAGCTCACTTGGAGATTTACTTACATTTGATCTTAGCCTCACAAACAAAGGAGACAACAGCACATTTGGATTGACCAGGGTTGCAATAGGACTTCAAGATGAACTGTTGACTGCCAATTCTGAATCTAGATTAGTTTATAGAAATATTGGAGAGGTATCTAGAGTAGTGTTTGTAGGCACACACGGACTAGACGACATTACTGACAGCAATCGCGGATATACCCAGGATAAACCGTGGCGCACGATAAGATTTGCCTGCCAGCAGGTAGACGACGGATATTTAGGTAACACCACGGTGGAAGTATTGGCCGGGGTGTATGAAGAAATTGGACCTATCAGCATTCCATCTAACACCGTGGTCTTAGGCAGTGAATTACGAACAACCACTATCAAGGCCAGCCCGTCGATTTTATCTACAGTAGATACTCAATATCATTTGGCAATGCTGGCCCATATCAGCACAGTGGTAGTTGATCTATTCAATGGTCTGCCTGTGACAAAATCTGCAGGAAACACCACAGATCCTGTGATCTTGCCGTTGTCTGTGGATAACCTAGCTGTTTTAGCAGTGCAAGCCAAAATTTCAGTGGTTATTCAATACATACAATTTTATTTGAATAGTGTAGGATCACAACCAACAATGACAGGCACAAATACTGCCTTGACAGCACCAGGATACACCAATGTCACAGATATTTTGTCAGCCAACAGTTTGTTTTTACAAGCAGAGGCCGCGGCATTTTTACAGTTGACATATCCAGCATATCAGGTCGATCAAATACTTTTAGGCAAATTTATACGTGAATATTTGATCGCCTGGGCCTATGACGTTGTGTATCCTGGAAACTACAAATCTCTGTTGGCTGCGAGATATTATCGAAACAGTGTTCTAGGGACAACCACCACAGAAGATTTATTCTACTGCCGGAATGGTACAGGACTACGCAATTGCACACTCAAAGGCATAGAGTCTACGCTGACCACGATTGTGCAGTTGGACGTATACCAAAGACCGTTAGGTGGAGCCTATGTTAGCTTAGATCCGGGATGGGGCCCCGCAGACGAGCGAGTCTGGATCACCACTCGTTCACCTTACATACAGGGCGTGACCACACTAGGTACCGGAGCAGTCGGTCAAAAGATTGACGGAAGTTTGCACAACGGCGGCAATAGATCCATAGTATCAAATGATTTCACACAGGTCATATCAGACGGTATTGGAGCCTGGGTCACTAATAACGGCAGAGCAGAGTTAGTATCAGTGTTTACTTACTACGCATACATAGGATATTTGGCAGAGGACGGCGGTAAAATCCGTGCAACCAACGGCAACTGTTCTTATGGTTCATTTGGCGCTGTAGCTGACGGTGTAGATGCTAGCGAAATACCAGCAGTCGCAGCGGCCTACACACGAGCACAGCAGGCCATTGTGGCAGGCACATTTGCTGGGGACTTTGTGGATGAAATACAAATCCTAGAATGGGAAAATTTTGGTGAAAACTATACATCTGCTAACGCGGTGTTTGCCGGTGCCGGCGTTAATGCCAGCGTGAAATTTGAAGACTTTAGAGACGACGCTGTGTTCGAAGCAAGACTATTAGATAGAAATACCACCGGAGCAGAATCTATAGGCGGCTCCGGGTTCGTTGTGGCGCAAAACAGTGCGCAAGCCGGAACCACCACATCTATCACTATAGCCTCTAATGATCAAAATTCTTTTGCGCAATATGCAGGTATGCGGCTAGTGATTGTGAATGGTCCCGGTACAGGGCAATACGGATATATCACTGCCTACAATACCGTAACAAAAGTTGTTTCTGTATCTAGAGAATCAGACGATCAACCAGGTTGGGATCATGTTATATCTGGCAAACCACCTGCACAAACGCTGCTTACTACCACGTTGTATCGTATAGAACCGCGTGTGATATTTGAAGCGCCTCCATATTCAACAACGGAAATCACAGTATCTACCAGTGCCACTTGGAGTGAATTGGTCTACGGAGAAAGTACTGAAACTTTCACTAACATTGCAGTTAATGAAAGTGGAACAGGAACCACGGTTGATGTAAGTCCGGCACTGGCAAGATTTAATGTAGTAAAAACTGGAAGAATCTATACGATTACCATCAACAATGGCGGCGCAGGCTATGAAGCGGGACAACTGCTGACCATAGACGGAGACCTGTTAGGAGGGATAAGTCCTGCCAATGATCTAAGTTTAGAAGTCCTAGACGTCAGTGACGACAGCACGAACTCGGTACTACAAGTGGTGCAGAAAACATACGGCACTGGCGAAGATAATTTTGGTGCAGGTGGAAGATTTGTGGCTGTTTCAACCGGCGGTGATGCTGCCATGTACAGTGAAGATGGAACCACATGGATAGATTTTACCATGCCAACTTCGGGTAATTGGAAATGTTTAGCAGCAGGCAACAATCGATTTGTGGCCATACGCAAAGGCAGTGCTGTAGCAGCCAGTTCCTTTGACGGCGCAACATGGACCACAAGAAGTATGCCATTTTCATTGCAATGGAACAGTTGTATATATGGCAGCAATGTGTTTCTAGCAGTGGCCACTAATTCTAATTCTGCTGCGTATAGCCTCAACGGCACTACCTGGACAACCGTTGCGTTACCCTCATTTGGTGATTCTACACTGAATGAATGGGTAGACATCGCCTACGGCAAGGATAAATTCGTAGTTGTAGCCAACAGCAACAACACGGTAGCAGTAGGCTCCTACAATTCCACGTTGACAACGTGGTCGTGGACAGGACAGATCATGGATGTAATCAGCGATTCCAGCCAAAAAGATTGGGTCAGCATCGCTTACGGTAATGACAGATTTGTGGCCATATCCAGCACAGGGGATGTAGCTTACAGTTTTGACGGGAATGATTGGTTACCAGCTGTCATGCCATCGCAGGACGGATCCACAGCACACAATTGGAAAAAAATCCGTTATGCACAAGGAGTATTTTTTGCAGTAGGAGACACCGGCGGTAGAGATATAGGTAATGACCCTGCGGCGGTACCAACCAACTTTGCTGCCACGTCATTTGATGGAGTAACATGGGTCTCTAGAACCTTGGCCACGTCAGCTGAGTGGCAGTCAGTGGCGTTTGGTAATCCCTATATCCAATCTAGAGACAGTTCGGTAGGTAAAAAGACACCAATCTGGGTGGCCATAGATAACACTAACAAGATCAATACCATACAAACAGGCGCTAGAGCACTGGGTCGGGTAACGATATCCAGCGGAATAATTAGATCTATAAGAATGTGGGATCCGGGTTCTGGATATTTGAACGGTCCAGCATGTACCATAGTTGATCCAAACAACGGCATTGATCCTATAATAGAATCTAGAACCGGCGACGGAGTTTTAGGACAGCCTAGTTGGTTCGATAGAGGACTAGGCTACAGAACCAACAGTACCACGGTAACAATTTTTGGGGACGGGTACGCAAATGTTATTCCTCGAGGAAAGATTTTTGTTATCAACGATCTCGAAATATATCCAGGACCTGGTGCAAATCTAACCATTGGAAATCTTGCGCAAGAATATACCCTGGTTTCCATAGAACAACTAGGACTAACAGATAGAGGGCTAGCAGCAAGAATTAGAGTTTCACCAGAAATCAAGGTCAGAGATAACTTGCAACACCTAACACCTGTGGTGATTCGAACAAAATTTAGCCAATGTCGTATCACAGGACACGACTTTTTAGACATAGGCACGGGAAATTTTGAAGAAACCAATTATCCAGAATTATACAGCGGATTCTACACACCCGAACCACAGGACGAAGTGATAGAAATTAATCGAGGTCGCGTATTTTATACCTCAACAGATCAAAGCGGTAACTTCCGTGCAGGAGAATTGTTTGCTGTAGAACAGGCCACAGGCATCGTGACGATCTCTGCGGACTTTTTTGATCTTGAAGGATTATCAGAATTACGACTTGGCGGTATTAGAGTAGGTGGTACCGGTGCAGTAGTTCGTGAATTTTCTACTGATCCTTTAATGGTTGCAGATAGTAATAATATTGTACCCACGCAAAGAGCGATCAGAGCATATCTAGCAAATAGATTATCAGTGGGAGGAAGTGAAATCGCAGTAGGCAGTTTTATCGCAGGTACCATATTGATAGGACCAGATAGAATCAACAATACCGCAGGACTACCTATTATTTTTCCTTTGTTAACAAGATTTGATTCACCTAATTCTGGAATAAGGGGAACTATTCTAGCACAAACTATGTTTCATAGATCGTTTCGGAGTCTATGATGCACGAACTAAATAAAAGATACGGAGTGGAAAATGGCAGAATTTAAACTAGGTAGAATTAGATTTGTATGGAAAGATGCGTGGAGTTCTTCTACCACCTATTACATAGACGATGTAGTAAGGTACGGCGGCCGCACTTATATATGTGCTGTAGGACACACATCATCAGCAGACTTCAATACTGATCTAGAATACAGTCCTACCAAATGGAATCAAATGAGCGACGGGCAGTCGTGGACCGGAGATTGGACTGTTGGTACATTCTACAAACTCAACGATGTGGTCAAATACGGTGGTCTTCTTTACATATGTAACGACAGTCACACCTCTGCAGCCACAACTTCATCGGGACTAGAAGCAGATCAAGCTAAATGGACTCTGTATGCTGAAGGATTTGATTGGAAAGATGTTTGGACAGTTAGTACACGATACAAGGTAAATGATTTGGTTAGATATGGTGGCTATACCTATGTGTGTAATCTTTATCACACATCTGCAGCTACCACAGCATCGGGGCTAGAAGCAGATCAAGCCAAATGGGACAGTTTCAATCAAGGAATAGAATACAAAGGCACATGGGGTACTGTGCCATCTACTAGATACAAACTTAATGATGTTGTGAAATATGGCGCAGGTCTTTGGATCTGTACCATACAACACACCGCCGATGCCGCATTTTTAACAGACAGTACTGCAGGTCGTTGGGCACAGTTCACTGAAGGTGCAGAATATGAAAGCACTTGGAATTCCGCTACACTGTATCAACCCGGAGATATAGTTAGTTACGGCGGCAATCAATACATAGCTAAAACTGTGCATACTGCTGCATCTGCAGCAGCCAATCCGGTAATCACAACCACAAATTGGGATCTGTTTACTGAAGGATTAAAATTCCAATCAGCTTGGTCAAACACAACATCATATAAGATCGGTGAAGTTGTTAGTCTAGGTGGCTATACTTATTTGGCTATTGCTGATGCTCCTTCAACAGCAGTCACAGTTACAGCAGTTACCGCAAGTACAGATACATTTACCATAGCCTCAACCACAGGCATTGTGGTAGGTATGACAGTGAGATTCACTGGCACAACATTTGGTAATGTGTTTACCACAGCTCGATATTATGTAAAAACTGTAGCAGCAGGCAACATCACAGTCAGCACTACTCCAGGCGGCACAACCTTTAATATCACAGTAGATGCTGCCGGCACAATGACAGCTACAATTTCTGCAGAACCACCAAATGCTACCTACTGGACACAATTAAATGCTGGCATTTCATGGCAAGGTGAATGGACCGACGATAGAGAATATGTCCTAGGCGACGCAGTTAGGTTTGCATCTAATGCATTCATTTGTGTGTTGGCACACAGATCGGAAGGAGACGACGGATCAACGGTAGGAGCAGCCGGCGGCGGACAGCCAAATTCGAGGCCCGACCAGGATGCTACAGGAACCTATTGGAATCTATTGACTATAGGTTCTGAAACGTCCGTATTGACCACTCGAGGCGACTTAGTATATTTTAGTCCTTCTGGCCCAACAAGGCTGCCAATAGGACTTGAAGGTCAAATTTTAAGATCAGACGGCCAAGAACCGGAATGGGCCACATTTGGTCTAGTCGATCATGTCTACTTTGTTGCCGGCCACGGTGTAGACCTGCCAAGCCCTATACATGGTAGAACCTGGGACAAGCCATTCAAGACCATACGATATGCGTGTGAACAGGTAGAGCGCGGTCCTAGAAATCCTGATGCCACATATCTACTAGAACTAAATCGTGTGTTTATACAACGTGAAACCACAGAGTTCATACAAAATCAGATCACCAACAACATCGCACCATTCACTTCAGCTTTTGTCTATGATGACTTCAAGTGCGAAAGAGATGTGGGATTTGTTGTTGATGCACTGATTTATGATCTAAGACACGGCGGTAATGTTAAAATCAGAGGAGCAGCCAATGCTCTCATAGGTGGACTCAGCGCAGAAGAAACAGAAGCTTATCCAGGACTTGCTGTAGAATCAGACGAATCTATCGCAGCCTATAACTACATGGTCACTGTGCTTGAAGATGTGCTGGCACAGACAGCTCCAGCAGTGAATTATCAGACTCTGAACGGTGACAATTCAACTGCTACAGTAGCGCAGTATTTCAATGCAGATCTCACAGCAGAATCAGGAGCCTATACCACAGCAGCTGGATTAGTTGAAGTGATTACTGACGCAATCACTGCTCGTGCAGCAGCGGTAACCGCTCCACAGATTGCAGCAGCATTGGCCAGTGTGCCAGCTCGCGTAAGTCCTAACAATCTTATCCGCATAGCTACTGGTCAGTACAGAGAAACACTGCCGATTATTGTTCCAGAACAGACCTGTGTGATTGGAGACGAATTAAGATCCACAAATGCTGGTCCCGCAGGCAGCTTGACTAACCTTTCGGATGTCAAATACTCAATGGGTGCTCTGTCAAGACTAGAAACTGTAGTCGGCCAGATTATCGCCGGCACCAATGTCACAGAAAGCGCAGGAAATACAGAAGTACAAAGTTCAGTATTTCCATATGCCAGCGCAGATGAACAAGCAGATATCACACAGCTGGTTAGAGTCATACAACATCAAATTGACTACCGTGTCAGTGCCACACACATGGTATCAAACGCAGACCCTACAGGATATAACAGTGCATATCTCGTAGGCTACGGTGATGCAAGAACACTTATAAAAGAAAACAAAGAATTTATCAAAGCAGAAATCATCGCTTACATCACGGTGAACTATCCTGCGGTGAAATATTCTAAAACCATATGCAAAAGAGACACAGGATTTATCGTCGATGCAATGGTCTATGATTTAACCTATGGCGGATTTACCCAGACACTGAATGCAGGATTGGCCTATTTTGACGGCACTACAGGACTGGAAATTGATGCATCGGAAGTTACTGCTACTGTGGCAGCTTATGGTAGATTAAAAACTGTGATGCAACAGATTGCTGCCAACACCGCAGTGACAAAATCCACAGGCAATGCTGCTACTCAATTCACCGATGCTACCAACCTCACAGGTGGTGCAGCAGCCAGCGCATTCATCGGCGCCAACATTGATAACATCACCAACCTGTTGGCAGGTGACTCAACAGCAGCCACACCTCCCATAGTCACGGTGACTTCAATCACAGGCACCAATACTTTTGTTACAGCTGGCCACAGCCTCGAAGAAGGAGACTTGGTAGTTCCTATAGAAACACAGAATGGACTGACAGCTGGTACACGTTATTATGTTTCCGCTACAGGTCTAACTGCTACTGAATTTAGAGTAGCTACCTATTACGCTGGCGGCACACAATCAGGATTTACCAACGGTTCAGGATTGACCTTGGTGATGACCTATGAAGATCGTCCAGTGGCTACTAATGCAGTGACTACTACTACATCCCTGCGAAATGCTTTTATAACATTACAACAACAGGTAAGCACCATTGTTACAGCAATGACTGCGTATATCGCTGCTAATTTTCCAACATTGGTCTATGACTCTGCTAAATGCGAACGTGATGCTAAGATCATACTAGATGCAGTAGGCTATGACTTCATGTTCAATGCCAACGGGCAAACTAGAAACGCTGCATTGGCCTATCTAAGAGCCAGCTCATCGGATGTGTATAGTCTAGGACAGAAGGCAGCCACAAGAGCAGCTTTCACTTTTGTTAAAACACAGGCTCTAGCCAACGTAGGCGGAGATACCACTGCACAGGCTCGCATTGAAACACTAATGACACTGTTGGACGACATCATTTATGGTGCTACCAATGAAGGCAGTCGTTGTGCCACAGGCAACAGAATGGTTGACTACGCAGTTCTGCAGTTAGAAAGAAACAGAGACTATATTGTAGCAGAAATTGATGCCTATATAGATTCTACATATACTACTACTGTGACCAACGTCACAGCAACTACAGATGTACTCACTTGTTCTAGCACAGCTTGGATGCAGCGTAATGCAGCTATTAGATTCACAGGTACTGTATTTGGTGGCATCAGCACAGGAACCACCTACTACATACAGAACGTAGTTAGTGCAACCGCATTTAAGATCGCCACCACTAGAGATTCAAACACAGCATTAGATATTGCATCTAATGCTGCAGGATCTATGACCGTGAGCTTGTATTACAGCAGTACAGCATGTCTACGAGATGTTGGTACCTATATTGATGCATTAAAATACGATTTGAAATATCCAGGCAACTACAAATCAAGATATGCTGCTAGATACTATGGCAACAGTGTGGTAGGCAGCCTAGAAGAAGACATGTACTATCTACGTGACGGTACTGGGGTTAGAGATCAAACTCTACAAGGACTTACTGGCGATCTACTTGCACCTAATGAATTTGGTACTTCAAGGGTTTCAGCCGGAGCCTATTGCTCCTTAGATCCAGGTTGGGGTCCAGAAGATTATCGAGTATGGATCAACACTCGTTCACCGTATGTACAGGGAGTGACCACACTGGGTACAGCAGCTATTGGACAGAAAATAGATGGCGCATTGCACAATGGAGGTAATGATTCGATTGTTTCTAATGACTTCACGCAGGTTATATCAGACGGTATTGGAGCTTGGATCACCAACAACGGTCGTGCAGAACTGGTATCAGTATTCTCATATTATGCACACATTGCATATCTTGCAGAAAACGGCGGCAGAATACGTGGTACCAACGGCAACAACTCTTATGGTGATTTTGGATCTGTGGCAGAAGGATTTGATGCTACAGAAATCCCAGACACAGGAGTGGTAGACAATCGACTGAGTTTTGAAGCTGTGATAGATAGAATCATATCAACTGGTTCCTCCCTCATACAAGTTGAATATCAAAACGCAGGTATAGACTACACAGAAGTGACCTACACAATCACAGGAGGCGGCACCGGAGCTGTGGTTATCGCTGATGAATTCCGCGATGAGGCTGTATATGAAGTAAGAATGTTAGATCTTATCGACGACAGCACTAATGCAGAAGAAGCTCAAGGTAACCTCGGTGGGTTTGGTTATATAACCAATTCAAACACCGCACAGGGTGGTACATCAACATCAGTAACCATAGCTGCCACAGACGGAGAAATCAGCACTGCTTACATAGGCATGAAGATAGTGTTAACTGGTGGCGCAGGTGTTGGACAGTTTGGTATCATCAACACCTATAACTCCGGTACTAAAGTGGCAGGCTTAGTAAAAGAATCTGACGGTACAGCAGGATTTGATCACATGATTGCAGGCACTGGTATAGTAACACCAGATGCTTCATCAACATATATCATTGAACCCACAGTCACATTCGCAGCACCGGGATATACTAGCACAGCTAGTACACTGCCAACTTCAGGAGACTGGGTTGCAGTGAAATACGGTGAAACCGCAGCAGTATACGCATCGGTCACCGGCACCTACAGTGGTGCAGGTGTTGGTGCTACATTTACTGTGATACGCAACGGATGGAAATATACACCTTCCTTACAGGCGGCAGGTACAGGATATGTGAGATTACAAACCATTACCATATTAGGAACCAGTCTCGGCGGATTAAGCACAGCCAACGACCTAGTGATAACTATCACTGCGGTCAATGTTGCAACTGGTGCTATTTTAGAATTTGATCACGCAGGATACGGCATAGGTGGTAGATATGTAGCTCTACGTGGTGCTAGCACAGTTGGTGCAACATCCGAAGATGGAGTTTTGTGGACCACTAGAACCAGCTTGATGCCCAGTGCGGCAACCTGGTCATCAATGGCTGCAGGCCTGTTTGACGACGGATCCACAGTGGGCAAGGTCAGCAAATTTGTAGCAGTGGCTGGTGTCGCTGCCAACACCACCGGAGCATACAGTTCGGATGGTATCACTTGGTCAGCAACCAGCATGCAGACTTCTGCGGTATGGGTTGATGTAGCGTTTGGTGCTCAAAAATTCGTAACTGTTAGTAGTGATGTAACCACAGTGAGAATCAGCAATGACGGCGAAAACTGGGATCAAACTGGAACATTGACCACTACTGGATTTACAGCTATTGCCTACGGTAAAAACCGATTTGTTGCTATAAAGAGAGGCACCTCAGTGGCCAATTATGCAACTTCGACCACAGTCACAGGCACATGGACTGCAAGTGCATTGCCAAGTTCGTCAAACTGGGAGAGCATAGCCTACGGTAACAACAGATTTGTTGCTATTTCAAACACCAACGGCGCAATTGCAGCTTATAGTTTTGACGGGATAACTTGGGCAGCAAGTACATTACCAGCCACAGCAGATTGGTACAAAGTCACATATGGACAGGGAGTATTCCTTGCTGTTAGCGAATCCACAGTGGCAGCAACATCACCAGATGGCGTTACTTGGACTCTAAGAGCCACATCTACAGCAGCCAGCGGATTCAACGCAATCACCTTCGGTAACAGAGATAGATACGGATTGTTCGTAGGTGTCGGCGGCGGAACAGGACAAGTAGCTACATATATCAGAGCAGGGGCCACTGCTAAAGGCCGTGCTCTAGTAGCTGCTAACAAACTGTTCCAAGTCAACATTACAGAACCAGGTTCAGGGTACGACACTGTGCCTACTATCACATTTGTAGATCCCAACAACACATTTGAATCGCCAGTAGAAGTGAGACTCAACAGCGGAGTGCTGTCAAACCCCACGTTTGTCAATCGCGGGGTGAATTACACCACAGGCAGTGGAGAAGTAGATACGGGAGATGGATATTCAGATCTATATCAGCCGGGGTCATTTGTATCTGTACGGAGATTGACTCAGCAGCCTACTCCAGGCGCTAACGTGGTATTCAGTCATTTGCCAAATGATGTTTTCAAATTGGTAAATGTGATCACGTTCTTAGGTGTCAACGATGGCGCTTATTCAGCATTCTTCCAAATAAGCCCTGCACTTACTATTAATCAAGCACCCAATCATCTTACCACAGTGACTACACGGCTACGCTATAGTCAGGTAAGACTTACTGGTCACGATTTCTTGGACATAGGCACAGGCAGTTTTATAGAAACCAACTATCCTGGATTGTCTACCCAACCAGCTATACCAGCAAACGAAACCGTTGAAAATGGCGGAGGTAGAGTGTTCTTTACCGCCACAGACCAAGATGGTAATTTCCGAGTAGGCGGATTGTTCAACATTGAACAAAGCACAGGAATCGCTACACTGAATGCAGATGCATTCAATATTTCAGGTCTGCAGGAACTTAATCTGGGCAATGTAACATTGGGCGGCGGATCTGCTACGATCACTGAATTTTCAACAGATCCGTTCTTTACCGCAGATTCAGACAACCTTGTGCCCACTCAACGTGCGATCAAGGCCTTTATCGCTGGTCAGATCGGCGGAGGAGGAGCTAGTTTGAACGTGAACTCAGTCACAGCTGGCAGCATATTCATCAGTTCAAACATCATAACCACTACCACCCTCGCAGCTATCAACATCAATGCTACTGTTGAATTCCGTGGGGGAGTAATTGGCCTTCCGATAGCGTTCAATTACTTTTTAACATAAATACATCATGGAGAATACATTATGCCAACAGGAAGACTAGGCGCAGCTACTTTACTAGCTACGACAGATACATCGATTTACACAGTGCCCAGCAACACGTTCACAGTGGCCACAGTTTCTATCTGCAATAGAAATGCCACAGCAGTCACTGTGCGGCTGGCCTTAGCGGCAGCAGCAACTCCCGCTGCCAACGGTTCAGAATATTTGGAATTCGGAGTCACAATATCAGCCAACTCTGTGCTAGAGAGAACTGGTATCGTGATGAAAGCCACAGAACAATTAGTGGTTTACAGCAGCACGGCCAATGTCAGTGCTGTGGCCTACGGAATTGAAACAAGCACAGCTTAATAGGGAATAGATATTATGGGACGGTTTGTACCAATAGAATTTACAACTCAGGTCGCTGAAAAACAACAGCCAAAGATTGCTAACGCTAGAGCCAGCTACGATGGCAAGCAGTGTTGGCAGTACAGGGCAATCTATGAGAGACCAGGATCATACACATTTACTGTTCCGTCGGGTGTGACCTGTGTAAAAACTGTGGTTGTAGGAGGCGGTGGTAAGCCATCATATGGCACCAATGGAAATTGTTGCTCGTTCGCAGGTGCCGGCGGCGCATACAGTGAAAAGTGTATGACTGTTACCAGTGGCGCAGCATTGCAGATACAGGTAGGCCGCCAACAACAAGATTCGGCAGTGTGCTGTAATACTGTGTTGGTGCATACAGCAGGAGGTGCATCAGCACAAGTTCCAGGAGTTGCCACAGGCGGAGATTGGAACAGTCGAGGCGGCTGTAGTGGATATAGTTGCAACTATTGTAGCGGATCAGTCAGTCATTATTGCGGATCATGCAAATATTTTAGTACTACCAACTGTTGCGGATACTGTTTTGTTTATCAATATGATGATGTTCAAATGGGCAGCTCAAACTGCTGTAATGCTATATTTGTAGGCGGCGCTAGTGCTGGATCACCACGCAACAGTTGTGGAGGCTGTTCCAGTGATATGTGCGGATATCTGCACAGTGGAATTGCAGGAGGCGGTGCTGGCATCGGCGACCAGTGTAGGCAAACTATTTGGCACTATAACTGCTGCTCTTGCGTTTGCGTAGTATGGCAAGGCGATGGCATGACCATGAGCACTAACCATCCAACATCAGCTGAAGGCGGTGGCGGC